CGCCATGCGGCAGGTCGAAGCGCAGATGACGATGGCCGAGATGGACACGATGGCCCAGGCGTTCAAGGAGCAGTCCGAGACCGCCAAGAATGCCGGGTGGTTTGTCTCTGCGATCTCAGCGCTAGTGCGTCCGATGGTCACTTACTCCTTCCTGGCTCTGTACGCCTCTGTGAAGATTGCTGCCTTCCTGATTGCCATGGACCAAAACGGCAACTGGAAAGAAGTGCTGGTCACGATGTGGGGCGCAGACGACCTTGCCGTCTTCAACATGATCATCTCCTTCTGGTTTGTCGGACGGGTGTATGAGCGGTCCAGTAAGTGAGGCGGTAGACATTGCCGCTACTCTGTGCCGCCCTTTTGAAGGGCTAAGGCTGAAGCCATACATCTGCCCAGCGGGCTACCCCACGATTGGCTACGGAACGGTCTGGAAGCCTGACGGCACCAAGGTGACGATGGAGCACCCCGAGATCACCAAGGAAATTGCAGACGAGTGGTTGCTGTCTGAGCTACAAACGAACTATCTGGCGGGGGTTTTGAAGGCTTCGCCGGGCTTGCTTGCGTTTCCAAAGGCCCTTGGGGCTATGACCGACTTTGCTTACAATCTTGGCGTGGCCCGGTATCGCGGCAGCACCCTGCGGCGCAAGATTGACGAGCAGGACTGGGACGGTGCCAAGGAACAGTTATCCCTGTGGGTACGCGGCGGCGGCAAAGTATTGCCTGGACTCGTAAAACGTAGAGCCGCAGAGATTGCTTTGCTGGGGTAAACATGAGCACTGCTGTTAAGTCTGACCCCGGCAAATGGAAGCGCATCGTTGCTTCTGTCAAGGCCTCCGATAAAGGCGGCTCTTCGGGGCAGTGGAGCGCTCGTAAGGCTCAACTAGCCACCCAGAAGTACAAGGCTTCTGGAGGCGGTTACAAAGGCCCAAAGAAGGCCGATAATTCACTCAGCAAGTGGACTAAAGAGGAGTGGGGCACCAAGTCGGGTAAGCCCTCTACTCAAGGCTCAGAGGCTACGGGTGAGAGATATTTGCCTAAAGCCAAGATTGAAAAGCTGACTCCTGCTGAATACGGGGCCACTTCTCGGGCAAAAAGAGAAGGGATGAAACAGGGCAAGCAGTTCGTGTCTCAGCCTGAGTCAATCAAGAAAAAGGTGTGGTGATATGCCAGTCGCAGCAGTAATGACGTATTCCAGCTTGGCTGCTGACATTGAGACATATCTAGAGCGCACAGACCAAGCCACGATTGACAAAATTCCGACCTTCATCATGCTGGCCGAGCAAGTCTTGGCGGCCGACCTGAAGTTCTTGGGGAACCTGACGGTTGCAACCTCGAACATGGTTGAGGGGCAGGCCACCATTGATAAGCCTGCGCGGTGGAGAAAGACTGTCTCAATGAACGTGACGGTCAGCGGCCAAAGACAACCTGTCCTGCTTCGCAAGTACGAGTATTTGCGTGAGTATTGGCCTGATCCCGCACAGGAAGATGTTCCAAAGTATTACTGCGACTACGACTACACGCATTGGTTGGTAGCTCCAACTCCTGCGGATGACTATTCGTATGAGGTCTTGTACTACGAGCGCCTAGCTCCTCTAGACTCCTCAAATCAGTCAAATTGGTTCACGCAGTACGCTCCACAGGCCCTTCTGTATGGATCTCTTTTGCAGGCCATGCCGTTCCTCAAGAATGACGAAAGAATGGGCATGTGGCAGGCACAATATGATCAAATCGTCAATGTCCTGAAGACCGAAGACACGCTCAGGATTGGCGACAGGCAAGCGGTTGCGAAGGATTCCTGATGAGCTTCAATAGTCCATTCACTGGGAACGTCATCCAGCCAACGGATGTCTCGTATCGCAGCATCACTCTGTCGGCCAATACGACCCTTTCGTGGCCAATCAACGGTAACGCGACAGATAACTATGCTGCGCGGATCATGGACGTTACGGCGACTGCTGGGTCGCTGCAACTGGCTATGCCGCCTGCCAATCAGGCTTCTGTTGGTCAAGATGCCCTGATTCGTAACATCGGTGCAAACACCTTTGTTGTTACGGACTACGCTGGCAACACTATTGTTTCTATTGCCGCCAGCGAAGCAAAGTACATCTACATCAAGACAAATGCCACCACGGCCGGAACGTGGGGGATCATTGCGTTTGGTGTAGGAACGTCGAATGCTGATGCCGCGACGCTTGCGGGGTATGGTCTCAAAGCAATCAGCAACACGCTGAATTCTGCTTCCCCGGTCAATACTTTTGGATCAAACTACACGGCTGTTGCGTCAGATAGAGCCAGTACATATGTCTGGACTGCTGGTGCGGGTACTTTGACACTTACGTCATCGACTACTCTTGGTGATGACTGGTATTTCTTGGTCCGTAACGGCGGAACTGGATCGTTGGCGATTGCACCTTCTGGTGGAGATTTGATCAACGGCGCAGCAGCGATTGATCTGCAGCCTGCAGACTCCTGTTTGATTGCTTGTTCAGGAACTGCGTTTTTTACCGTGGGTCTTGGCAGAAGCACTCTGTTCAACTTTAGTCAGTTGACCAAGGCTGTTACATCTGGAACGTACACGCTGTCTTCTTCTGAGGCATCAAACGTCATTCAGAAGTACACCGGTACGTTGTCTGGCAACGTACAGATCAATCTGCCGCAGACCATTCAGGTTTACTACATCACGAATCAGACAGACGGCACGGGCGCTGGGTACGACATCACGTTCACCACTGGAGTAGCTGGATCTGGTTCGGCTTCTGTTCCTGCTGGTCAACAGGTCATTTTGTTGTGTGATTCTGTCAATCTGTACAACGCATCTACGATTGCCGCGGGCGCCTCAACGATTTCTTTGGCGAACGGAACTGTCGGTGCTCCACCGTTGAACTTCTCCAGTGAAACTTCTTCTGGCATGTATCGCCCCGGATCGGGTGAGATTGCGTTTTCAATACTTGCAACGAAGCGCTTTGGCCTGACAGCCACAGGGTTGAACATCACTGGTACGGGTACGTTCACTGGTGGTGTTGAAGGCGGTACGTTCTGATGACCGCAAAAGTCTTCGCCCTTGATACGAAGTCTGGCATCCAGAGGGATGGAACTATCTTTGACAAGCAGTTCTATAGCGATGGGCGTTGGGTTCGTTTTCAGCGCGGAAGACCTCGAAAGATAGCAGGATACAGAGTTATCTCTAATCAACTGAGTGGGCCGTCCAGAGGCATTTGGGTCAATGCGCAGGACAGCTTCAACTACATTTTTAGCGGCTACAGTGACGGCTTGCAACAGCTTGTCATCGATGACAATGGTGTTGGCGCTGGTGTTTCAGATTTCACGCTGAGTAACTTCACCGCAAGTGCGCTTAACCTCTGGCAGTTTGACGGCTTTTATGATGTAGACGGTTCTGGGAATGCTTCGTTGGTGGCGCATCCTGGGAGGAACTTGGTCGCAACAGATGCGACGGTAAATACGCCAGTTCTGATTGGCAACATCAACGGGACTACGATGTCTCAGATTGGTGTGTTTACTGACACTGCAACTACAACAAGTGGTTTGCCTACAGTGACTCTAGCGGCAACCAATCTGTTGATCGGTGCGGGTCAGGCTGTTACTGGAACTGGCATACCTGATAACACAACTGTTGTTTCTGTCTCCACTACGACTGTCACGCTATCCAACAATGCCTCCGCATCGGGTTCTGTAACTCTGACGTTCAACAACAATGTTGCGGTGTCTGGTGGGGTTGTGACTCTGCACCCGTATGTGTTTGTCTACGGGAACAATGGCTTGATCAGGAACTGCTCTGCGGGGAATGCACAGGACTGGGTGTCCGCGGATGCCAACGAAGTTAACGTGGCTACAGGAAAGTTCGTTCAGGGGCTTCCGGTTCGAGGTGGCTCTAACTCTCCTAGTGGTTTGTTTTGGAGCCTGGATAGTCTTGTCAAGGTGAGCTACATCGGTGGTCAGGGGACTCCGACGCAGTATTGGCGATACGACATCGTCTCAAGCCAGTCGTCCATTCTGTCCAGTCAATCGGCGATTGAGTACGACGGCGTGTACTACTGGTGTGGCGTGGATCGATTCCTGCTGTACAACGGTGTAGTGAAGGAAATCCCAAACGACCTGAATCAGAACTACTTTTTTGACAACCTGAACTATGCACAGCGTCAAAAAGTCTGGGCAACTAAGGTTCCTCGGTTTGGTGAGATATGGTGGTTCTACCCGCGTGGGGACTCCGTTGAGTGCAACGATGTCATCATCTACAACATCCGCGAGAACACTTGGTATGACGCTGGTCAGGCACTAGGAGCAAGAAGGTCTGCGGGTTACTTCTCTCAGGTGTTTGCTTTCCCCGTTGCTGCGGGATGGGATGCCTCCGAAGAAGTTGAGGTCACAACTGCAACAGTAAACGCGACCACTGGAAGTGATCTTCTGCTTCTAGACACCTACAACGTAGATGTCACGGTTGGTCTGATTATTTCAGGCACCAACATAGCAAGCGGCGCTTCCGTTCAATCTATCACTTCAAGCAACATCAAGACTCTTGGGGCGATTGTTGGAGGCTCTGGGTATCCAAACGCGACTTACACCAATGTCCCGCTTACAGGTGGCTCTGGTGCTGGAGCGTTGGCAACAGTTACGGTCAGCGGTGGCTCTGTCACTGCTGTGTCGGTAACTAACCCAGGCGCAGCGTATGAGATTGGCGACTCACTGAGCGCAAGCAATACAAACCTTGGTGGCTCTGGAGCAGGTTTTTCTGTTCCTGTCTCTGCAATTTATGCGCAAGGCATTGAGATGTCCTTGGTTGCAACAGGAACAGGATCAAGCACTGCTACGTTCAAGACGGAACCAGACCTTATCAACGTCTACCAGCACGAATTTGGCGTAAATGCTATTGACGGCCCGATTGTGACGGCTATTGAGAGCTACTTTGAGACGAATGATCTTGGGTGGGTTTCTGGTGGGCCTTCGCAACCTGCGATGGAAGGCGCAAATCGTTGGTTGAGGCTTGAGCGTGTCGAGCCAGACTTCATCCAAGAGGGGGATATGTCTCTGATCGTAACGGGAAGACCTTATGCTCAGTCAGAAGATGTTGAGTCTGACCCCTATACGTTTGCCCCAAATACGAACAAAATTGACATGAAGGAACAACGCCGTGAGTTGCGGTTGAAGTTCGTGTCAAATGTGGCTGATGGCGACTATCAGCTAGGCCGAGTCATCTTGAGTGCTGACATTGGTGACGTCCGAGGTTATTGATCCCCTGAAGGAGTAAATCATGGCAAATGCCATTTATCCGAAGTACAAGGAAGTTATCCTTGGTGCCGCCACCAACACCGACCTTCTGTCTGGAACGGTCAAGGTTGCCTTGGTCGATACGGGAACGTACACCTACAACGCGGCGGATCAGTTCCTGACTTCGTTGACTGGTGTTGTGGGCACTGCTCAAACTATTGGTGCCACCAAGACGGTGACCAACGGCGTCTTTGACGGAGCCGATGTGACCTACACCGCTGTGACTGGTAACAGTGTTGAGGCGCTGGTGATCTATGTGGACACCGGAACGGCCGCTACATCACCGCTGGTGGCTTACATCGATACTGGTGTGACTGGTTTGCCGGTTACTCCGAACGGCGGCAATATCACGGTTACTTGGAACGCATCAGGCATTTTTGCACTTTAAGCCGTGTTAAAACTGTCGTTGACCATAGAATGTAGGCCATGGCTGACAACGTAGGGTATACCCCAGGCTCTGGTGCGGTAATCGCTGCCGACGACATCGGTGGTGTGCTGCACCAGCGCGTAAAAATTGGCGTTGGCGCGGATAATACGGCGGTTGATGTCTCCGACGTAAACCCGATGCCGGTGTCTGACGCAGCAGCGGAGGAAACGCGCCAGAGCATGGCGCTTCTGCTGGTGCGAATGCTGAACTACTTGAATGCCCCGATGGGCTACGACAAGAGTTTGCAGCGGCAGCGAGGCACGGTGTTGGTGGAGTCGGGTACGGTAACCACGGTAACCACGGTAACCACGGTAACCACAGTCGCTGCCGTAACTTCTTTGAACAACATTGACACCTACAACGCCCGTATGACTGTGCTTGATACCAACCGCACGGCATGGGCGCAGTGTGTGCGCGCAAGGATTACCTAAATGGCAAACACATTTAAGAAGGTCATTGACACGCTGGTATGGCGGCAAGTTCCGCCTATGCCAAACGCCCATGCTGCTGCGGTGGCGGTGTGTAGTGATTTGCGCAATGACATCTCTCGTAACCCGTTCGTGTACCAGTTGGTTTCAGCGGCGATTCTCAACCGCTACAACATCATCACCAAAGGCTCCGCGTTTGCAGTGAACCCCGGTCTTGGCGGCACGTTCGGTGCTGGTGCCGGGTGTGCGTTCATACCGTCATTTGGTCTTGTGGGCACGATTGCTGCGGGATCTACAACGACTTCTGTAGTGCTTTCAACCGCCCTGCCCACGGCTGTGGGTGTGAACATGCTTGCTAACCGAGGCGGCTCGGGTGAGTATGGCTACAAGCTGCGCATTATTGACAACGCGGCAGGCGGGTCAGGCAAAACTGTTGAACGGTATATCACTGGCAATACCGGGGGCACTACGCCAACGATCACGGTCTTGTCAGCTTTCGGCTTTACGCCCACCACTGGCTCGCGCTACGAGATTGTTGCGGGCCGAGTGGCAATGCTGTCAGCAGGTACGCTAGCAGCTACATCTTGGCGGTCGTTTGAAGTTGCAACGAATACGCTCGCGTCAATGACGCAAACCAACCTGCCCGCAACCATCGGTACGGACTCAAGCCTGATGGTGCTGGATGAGCAGTACGTACCGTACAACAATTCTCCCGGCGACGGGATGATCAAGGGGGCGTTCAACTACGACACTGGGGTTGTGCAGCGGTTTGCCTTGACCGCCACAGCTACGGCAGCAGGCACGTTGACGGGTCAGGCTACGTTAGGTGACGCGGTGGTGGTAGCGAACGAGTACCGCAACTTTCAGATTCGCATCGTTGAGGATACGACCAACGTAACGGCGGTGGGTCAGCGGCGGATCATCGCCAGCCACACCGCAGGGCCAAGCCCGGTTTATACGCTGGGCACCAACTGGACGGTTACACCCTCGGCAACGGCTAAGTACGTTATCGAACTTCCTAATCTGATTCTGCTGCGCTCGTCTGCAACCACCACGGTGTACACCTACAACTACACCGACGCAACCATCAACAACGGCACCAACAACATCGTTGCCAACGCTTGGAGCACAGCGTACTTCGGTGCGGCTCCTGCTGCGAATGCTGCTGGCGGCATGTGGGCACCGTCTTGGGGGATTGAGCCCGACCAAAACAGGTACGGTCGGCAGTCGTTCTGCTACTTCTTCCGAGGCGGTGCGGCCACGCTGGATGTGCTGGACATTGCAGGAGCAATCACGGGCACATGGACGGGTGCAATTGTTTATGACGGCTCCCCCGGTGCGCTACCGGCTACGGGGTCAGGTGGGTGCTACAGCCCGTTTGACAACG